CGGCATGACGAATGTCGGCATTGGCAAAGCACTCGGTGATTGCATCTCGATGATCGCATCCACTCTCCAACCCGGCGAGAGGATCGTTTATCTTGAAGATGACCAGTCGCGCTTTGACATGCACATGGGAGAGCACACCTTCAGATTTCTCTACAAGCTCTACGACCAAAAGCTACCACGACGCGTAGCGCGTATGATGCGAAGAGGGAGGTCTCGTGGTGGCGCCTCCCCGACAAACTTCGGCCGCAGCCGGCTCGGAACTCGCCATTCCACAGCCCCAGCCATGCAGTCTGGTTGGTCTGACACATCGGCAGGTGACACCGCCGCCAACATCGCAATGAAGCTCTACATCCACGGGAACGGTAAGCGCTGGGTCTCCATCGTTTGCGGTGACGATTCGGTGACTGTTATTGTGGACACGGACCTCAGAGCAATTGGTTGGAAAGGTGGCGTCACTATGAGCTACTTTCACTTAGGTATGGAAGTGGAAGCGCTCGTGTCCTATGATCCGTCAGAAGTCGGTTTTTGCTCCGGCCGATTTATGGCGGTTGGTAACACATTCGTGCTTGTGCCCAAGACCGGCAAGCTCCTGTCGCGCATCTTGTGTGACACGGTTGACCGGCCACCAAAGCGCCAGCGCGAGTGGATCCAAGGGATTGCGAACGGTCTCAGACAGTTCAACTGGGACCCCATCCTCATCGCCTATGCGGATGGTATCGATCGCCAAGTCGGGAAGGGCGATAAAATCCTCGAGGAGAATCTGTACAAGATCCAGTACATTGGTAGCACACCAGTTAGTTGGGTCGAAAGTTTGGCGTATTACGACAAACACTACAGTCTTTGCGAACGGCAGGTCCTTGACATCTGTGCGTTCTTGCGGAACAGCTTCACGATTGGAGTCCCGATGCGGCATTGTCTCATTGAGATGATGGCCGAAAAGGACCTCTAACCGTGCGGCCCCCCGCACACCTTCACCCCGCCAATTGGCGGGGGACCCTCGGGAGCCCACCGAGTGAACAACGGTAGCCGTGGTCACGTTTTCGTGTACATGGCACACCTCGCCATTTGGCGGGGGACCCTCGGGAGCCCACCGAGTGAACAACGGCCGCTGTGGTCACGATTTCGTGTACATGGCATACTTCGCCATTTGGCGGAGGAACCCCGGCATCCCACCGAGTGAACAACGGGCGCCGTGGACACGATTGCGTGTACATGGCAATTCTTGGAGTTTCCTGGTCAGAACCAAGTCTTAATGAACGCCTCTGCCTGCTTTTTGTCCATCGTGGCTAGGCTTGGCACGACGCATGACCCTTGGTGGAGAGGCTTTGTATCTCCATCGTCGTACAGCGAAGCGACAACCATACCCC